GGCCACAAACAGCAGAGATATTTTTTGAAGATGTTTTAATGGCATTAGTTTTTTATGGCATGCCAATTCTTGCAGAAAATAATAAACCTAGATTATTATATTATTTAAAAAGAAGAGGGTACAGGGGATACTCAATGAATCGCCCTGATAAATTATTTAATAAATTATCTATTACAGAAAAAGAGTTAGGAGGTATACCTAATAGCTCTGAAGATATAAAGCAAGCTCATGCTTCTGCTATTGAATCATATATAGAAAATTATGTAGGAAGATTTGAAGATGGAGAGCATGGTAATATGTATTTTCAAAGAACTTTGCAAGATTGGTCAAAGTTTAATATTAATAATAGAACAAAATATGACGCGTCTATAAGTAGTGGATTAGCTATAATGGCTTGTCAAAAACATTTATATGCGCCGAGAAGTGCTAGAGAAAAAAAGAAAATAGATTTTGGATTTTCTAAATATAATAATTCAGGATTAAAAAGTAAAATAATACAATAAAAGATGGCAGAAGCTACAGGACAAATTACCCAATTTCCCAGCCAATCCGTAAGTGACGCAGAAAAGGCTAGCGAAGATTATGGAATGGAAGTGGCTAGAGGTATTCAGAACGAGTGGTTCAGAAAAAACTCTGGAACGGGTAGATTTTTACAAAACCAACGTGAGTATCATAGATTAAAATTATATGCGCGCGGTGAGCAATCTGTTCAAAAATATAAAGATGAATTTTCAGTTAATGGGGATTTATCATATTTGAATTTAGATTGGAAGCCCGTTCCTATAATACCAAAGTTTGTTGACATTGTTGTTAATGGCATGCAAGACAGGTTGTTTACCGTTAAAGCATTTGCGCAAGACCCAACCTCCGTTAAAGAAAGAACTAACTTTGTTGAAATGGTGATGGAAGATATGAATACTCAAGAGCTAATTTCAACTATAGATGAACAGCTAGGGGTTGATGTTAGAAACGTAAAGCAACAAGATTTGCCGTCAAGTCCAGAAGAACTTGAGCTTCATATGCAAATTGGCTATAAGCCATCAATTGAGTTAGCACATGAACAAGCTATTGATAATGTATTTAAAAGAAATAGCTATCCTGAAATAAAAAAGAGATTAGACTACGACCAAACTGTATTAGGTATTGCTGCTGCTAAACATACTTTTAATAATACAGATGGTATAAAATTAGAATATGTTGATCCAGCTAATTTAATATATTCCTACACTGAGGATCCTAACTTTGATGATGTGTATTACTTCGGTGAAGTAAAACAAGTGAAGTCTAATGAATTAAAAAAACAATTTCCAAATTTTTCTGATGAAGAGTTTGAGCAAATAATAAAACAATCGTCTAATTATAATAATTATGATTACGTAAACAATGATTCTAGCGATCAAACAGATAGTAATACTTTAACAGTATTGTATTTTAACTGGAAAACATGGGAAAATAGTGTTTTTAAAATAAAAGAAACATCAAGTGGCGCTAAGAAAGCAATTAAAAAAGATGACACTTTTAATCCGCCTAAGGATCAAAGATCACGATTTGAAAAAGTAGCGCAAGCGAGAGAAGTGGTATATGAAGGAGTTATGATATTAGGTGCTAATAAACTTCTTAAATGGCAAAAAGCGTCTAATATGGTTCGCCCTGACTCTAATGCTAATCAGGTAATGATGAACTATGTAGTAAGCGCCCCTAGAATGTATAAAGGTAAAATTGAAAGTTTAGTAGGTAGAATGATAACCTATGCTGATTTAATTCAATTGACCCACTTAAAATTACAACAAGTAATACAAAGAATGACGCCTTCTGGCGTTTATGTTGATGCTGATGGTCTTGCAGAAGTTGATTTAGGTAATGGATCTAATTATAATCCCCAAGAAGCATTAAATCTATATTTTCAAACGGGATCTATTATAGGTAGATCAATGACCGTTGATGGGGATATGAATGGGGGCAAAGTGCCAATTCAAGAGTTGCCTGGAGGTGGCGGCCAACAAAGTCAGTTACTTATACAAGCATATAATTATTATATGCAAATGCTTAGAGATGTAACTGGATTAAACGAAGCAAGAGACGGTACAGATCCAGATCCTTATGCTTTAGTGGGCGTACAAAAATTAGCAGCGGCAAACTCTAATACTGCAACAAGACATATATTGCATAGTTCTTTATACATAACAACTACATTAGCTGAAGCAATATCTATAAGAGTAAAAGATGTTTTAGAATTCCATCCGCAAAGAGATGCAATGATCGGCGGTATTGGTAGGTTTAGCGTTGGCGCTTTAAAAGAAATGAGCACACTTCACCTGCATGATTTTGGTATATTCTTAGAATTAGATCCTGATGAAGATGAAAAACAACTTGTTGAAAACAACATACAGGCGGCACTATCGAGAGACCAAATATTTTTAGAAGATGTAATCGATATAAGACAAATAAAAAATATAAAGTTAGCTAATCAATTATTAAAATATAGAAGGGGCAAAAAAGAAGCAGTGGATCAAATGAAAGCTGAAAGAAACATTGCTGCTCAATCACAAGCTAATGCACAAGCCGCACAAGCAGCTGAGCTTGCTAAAGCGCAAGCTGAAAATATTAAAGTAGAATCTAAAGGTAAGTTAGCACAATTGCAATCACAATTAGAACTTGCTAAATTAGAAAAAGAAGCTGCAACTAAAAGAGAACTTATGCAATATGAGTTTGATTTAAATGTTAAGCTAAAAGAAATGGAACTGGATGCAAAAAAAGATATGCAAAAGGCTCCTTCAAACCCAGAGCCTAAAAAAGGTTTTGAATCTTCTGGTAACGATGTACTAGGAGGTATTGATTTAAGTAGGTTTGAACCAAGATAATTTTTACAAACTATTATATATTATTAAATTATGGCAAAGTGGACAGTAAAAGGCGCCGTTGATAACGAGCCTAAGTCAAAAAAAGAAACAGAACAAGCGGTTCTTGATAAAGCTGTTGAAAAAGGAGAAATAGATCCTCAATCAGCAGGTAAAGAATCAGATGAAACACCAAAAATTAATTTAGATGCCGTTCAGAAGCAAAGCACAGATGAGGTTCCTGTACGCGACGAACCCGGAACTAGCGAAGAAGTTCAAAAGGAAAACAAAGAAAAGAAAGTTGAAGAACCTGCCGGAGAGGATAAACAGGAAGAGTCGCCGATCGAAATTATCAAAGAAGAGAAAATTGAGGAGGGGACTTCGCAGCCTAAAGTCGATACGAACGCGACTAAAGTAAATGAAATACCGGAGCAAAAAGAAAAAGCTCCCGAACAAAAATTACCAGAAAATATTGATAAGCTAGTTAAGTTTATGGATGACACTGGAGGGTCTCTTGAGGATTATGTTAATATGAATAGAGATGTTTCAACGTTATCTGACGCGGAATTATTACGTCAATATTATTCACAAGCAAAACCTTGGGACTCAAAAGAAATTTCAGAATACATGGAAGATAACTTTACGTATGATGAAGAAACTGAAGAGCCCAAAGAAATCCGCGCAAAAAAACGCGCATATAAAGAAGAACTTCATAATGCACGTAAGTTTTTTACAAGTCATAAAGAAAAGTATTATACGGATCTTAAGTTAAACCGTCAAAAAGAAATTCCTGAAGACTATGTAAATGCTTATAATGCATATAATGAATATCAACAAGGACAAGAGTCCAGTAAACAACTTAACCAGATTTTTTTAGAAAGAACAGATAACATTTTTAATGATACTTTTAAAGGTTTTGATTTCCAAGTTGGAGACAATAAATACCGATATAAAGTAAATAATGTTAATGAAACAAAACGAATGCAATCTGATATTTCTAACTTTATCAAACCATTTATGAATGATAAAGGTGAAATTGGCAATGTCGCAGGCTATCATAAAGCCTTATTCGCTGCAAGAAATGCGGATAGAATAGCACAACATTTTTATGAGCAAGGCCGTGCCGATGCTTTAACACAAAATGCTAAAGAAGCTAAAAACATTGATATGAGTCCTCGACAAGAAGGTGTCATAGAAACAAAAGCTGGTCAAAAATTTAAAGTTGTTTCAGGAGATTCTAGTTCAAAACTAAGAATTAAACTTAAACAATAAAAATTTAAAAAATGTCATTAACAACTGGAATAGAACATTTAACCCCTTCGCCTAGCAAAGGGCAATTGTTCCAAGGTAATTATATTACCGATTTTGATTTTACAAAACAATTTTTACCAGACGTATACGAAAAAGAAGCTGAGATTTATGGAAATAGATCTATTGGCTCATTTTTACGTATGGTGTCTGCGGAGATGCCTTCTGCCTCTGATGAAATTAGATGGGTAGAGCAAGGTAGATTACATATTAGATACGACAACGTAGCTGTTGGTTCTGTTGAAACAGGAGGTACAGCGGGTGTAACACCTTTTACTATAACTTTTGGTTCTCTACCTGATACAACTTCTGCCGGTACTGCACAAGTACCCGCTATCAGAGTAGGACAGACAATTATGGTGCAAGGGCAAGATAGTAATAAAGTACCTCAAGGTGCTGTATTAAAAGGTGTTGTTACAACCGCGGGTACTAATGTTAACACAACTACAGGTACTTTTAAAGCTATCTGTTATACTGCCGCTAACTTTTCAGGTTTAACTATCCCAAGTGGTGGTTCAGCTACTGTATTAGTATATGGTTCTGAATTTGCAAAAGGTACTGACGGTATGACGGGAGCTATTGACTCTTCATACATGAGCTATACTAATAAGCCCATTATCTTAAAAGACAACTATAATATCAACGGTTCTGACACTGCACAAATTGGTTGGATTGAAGTTACTTCTGAAAATGGTGCTTCAGGATACTTATGGTATTTAAAGTCTGAGCATGAAACAAGACAAAGATTTGAAGATTATTTAGAAATGTCTATGGTAGAGGCTGTTAAAAAAGCTTCTGGGGCTGGAGCTGGGTTCCCTTCTAATGTAACTGGATCTGAAGGTCTATTTGCTGCTTTAGAAGGCAGAGGTAATGTATTTGCGGATCTTTCCTCTGATACAGATCTTTCTGACTTTGATATTATTTTAAAACAATTAGATAAAAACGGTGCGATTGAAGAAAATATGATCTACGGAGATCGTGCATTATCTTTATCTATTGATGATGGATTAGCTACTAAGAATTCTTATGGTTCAGGAGGTACTTCTTATGGGGTATTTAATAACTCAGAAGAAATGGCTTTAAATTTAGGATTTGCAGGTTTTAGAAGAGGTTCTTATGACTTTTATAAAACTGACTGGAAATACTTAAATGACTTTGCCACTAGAGGCGGATTCGGAGATATTGAAGGTGTTATTATACCAGCAGGTACATCAACTGTATATGATCAAGAATTAGGTCAAAATATTAAAAGACCATTCTTACACATCAGATATAGAGCATCTGAAACTGATGATAGAAAAATGAAAACTTGGATCACTGGTTCTGTAGGTGGAGCTTATACTTCTACTACTGACGAAATGCGAGTTTCTATGCTATCTGAAAGATGTTTGATTACTCAAGGGGCAAACAACTTCTTCTTATTGAAATAGTAATTAATGTAGAGATGGGGTATCTTAGGGTACCCCAGCTTTACTTATATTTTATTAAATTATATTATGAAAACAACTAAAAACTCTCCTGTTTTAGAAAAAAAATGGGAAATAAAAGATAGAACATACGTCTTAAAGAACGGTATGTCTCCGTTAACATATAAAATAAAAAGCAAAGGTATACTTTGGTTTGACGAAGATAAAGGTATAAATAGAGAAATTAGGTATGCGTCAAATCAAAATACATTATTTAGAGATGAGCAAGATCAATTTGCAAGACTTGATCATATAATTTTTGAAAATGGAGTACTATCCGTACCGCGAAACAAGCCTTTATTGCAACAGCTTTTATCTGTTTATCATCCACAAAAAAATAACCTATGGGAAGAGTTAGATCCCGTACAAGATGCTGTAGATGATTTAGACGCTATAGAATATGAATTAAAAGCAATGAAACTTGTTCAAGATTTAGATATTGAACATTTAGAAGCAATACTAAGAACTGAGGTTGGTTCGGATGTTACTAGCATGTCTTCAAAAGAAATAAAAAGAGACTGCTATTTGTTTGCTAAGAACGAACCTGAACTATTTATAGAGGTTGCAGAAGATGAAGATATTAAACTTCGTAATCTGGCTAATCGTTGTGTTGAAGCTGGTATAGTAAAATTATCAGAAGATAATACAGTATTTCAGTGGGCAACTAACGGCAAAAAAATAATGACTGTTCCTTTTGATGAACACCCTTATGGAGCGTTTGCACGATTCTTTAAAACAGATGATGGCGTAGACGTTATGAAAGCTATTATGAAAAAGCTTTCGTAAAACACTAGGTTATGATTATTCGTTTAGTCATAACCATCTAAACAAAAATAAAAAAAATGGTAAGTATAGATAATGTTTATAAAACAGTTTTAAATATCCTTAATAAAGAAAACAGAGGTTATATTGTGCCTAGAGAGTTTAATACTTTAGCTCTGCAAGCACAAAGCGAAATTTTTGAAGGGTATTTTTCTTCAAGAAACTATGCTATAACTAATGACTCGGATTACTCCGATATTAAAAAAAATATAGAGGAAAAAATTGCTGAATTTGAAAACGAGGAAACAATAGCAGCCGGGTCTTTTAATAATGCTGCGGGTAACACTACAACTAGTTATTACGCTTACCCTACTAATTTTTATAGACTGAGTAGCGTTGGAGCAAATAATATATCTGTACAAGAAGTTACTAATAAAAAATTAAACTATATAAACAGGTCACCGCTTATGAAGCCTACAGCAAATAATCCTCTATATGTTAGGCATGAAGGTGGTGTAGTAATACACCCAACAAGCGGCATTTCTAGTATATTAATAAATTATGTAAGAAAGCCAGCCGATCCTCAGTGGGTTGGTGGTACTACAGCGGGTCAAGTAGTTGCTAATACTTCAGCGGCCACTTATAAAGACTTTGAGCTACATAGCTCTGAATTTCCTGAGCTAGTAATTAAAATATTATCGTATGCAGGTGTTATTATAAGAGCAGCCGATATTGCACAGGTTGCAACCGCAAAAGAACAACAAATAATTCAATCTGAAAGATAATGGCAGAAACAAGAAAACTTTATAACGAAAGAGGTTATTATGCTAAACATCAAGGAGATACTGGAAATATACCTTCAGACTTTTTAGGATTAGGATATTATAGAAGAACAAGTTTAGAAGATATTATAAACAACTTTATTGTTGCTTACGTAGGTGAAGAAAAAGCTTTATCAAAAATACCAAGATATGAAGTTGATTTTTGGGCCCAAAGAGGTATGCAAGAATTTAGTTATGACGTATTACATAGTGAAAAAAGTATAGAAGCTGAACTGGGACCAGCAAAAGCATTTCCTTTGCCACAAGATTACGTGTCTTTAGTTCAGGTTTCTTTTGTAGGAGAAGACGGAATAAAAAAATGTTTATTAGCTAAAAAAAATACAGGTAATCCTGATGCACCTTTGCAAGACGGCAATTTTGAATATACATTCGATAGTAATGGTGATTTGCAATTAGCAAGCTTATCTGACACAATGACTCGTTTTCAAGATGAAAATAATCCTGCTAACACATCACAAACTGCAGAAGAGTATTATTATTCAAATTATAATAATGATAATTTTTCTTATTTTAATAAAAGATTTGGTGGTAATCCAGAAGACATGAGTGCTACTGGTTATTATGTTTTAAGTGAAAAAGACGGTTTAATTTACTTTGACGGATCTTTTTCAGCTTCTAATACTAATACAGTTGTTATTGATTATATATCTGATGGTATAGCTGATAATGGAAATTTGGCTAATGTATTTATACCTAAGTTGGCAGAAGATGCTTTGTACGCTTACATGTTATATAACTTAGCTAAAGTCCGGCCTGCTGCAGCGCAGCTTGCTGCTTTGTATAAAAAAGAGGCTAGTGCTAAGTTAAGAAATGCAAAAATAAGGCTAAGTAATTATAATTTAAAAGAGCTTGCTCAAGTATTAAGGGGTAAAGCTAAATGGATTAAACACTAAAATTAAATGGCAGAAAGCAAAAGAACGTTTCAGGCCGCTCGGATGAACAAAGATATTGAGGAAAAAATATTAAAACCGGGTGAATATAGAGACGCACTTAACGTTAGTGTAGATTTTTCAGAAGATGGAAATATTGGCGCTATTGAAAATTTAAAAGGTAATGAGCTTTTAGCTGGACAAGACATTTTAGGGTTAAGCTCTTCATCTAACCCTAATGCTAAAGTTATAGGAAGCATTGCACACCCTGAAGAAGAAAAAATATATTTTTTTGTTACAGGCGATAAAATGGATGGTATATTTGAATATGATTTAACAGCATCTTCAAATCAAACAAAACCTATTATATTGGATAGCTCTGTTTTATCAACCACTATAAATAATATTTTAACATTTTCTGAAATAAATGCTACTGCTGGTGTTGCACAAGATGGTACAATTTCTGTAGATGCTAATATAGATGTAGAATCTTTAACACCTAATTTTAGTCCAAATACAACGGGTTCGAATGCCGCAAGAAAGGTAACTGTTAGAGGAATTGTACCAGATGAATTTGATAATGGTGGAGAAATGTTAGTAGGCAGTGTTTCGGCAACTCAGGCTAGCATAGCAGCTCCTGAGGTTATAACACTAGAACCTTTAACTATAGGCGAAACTACTGCTACTTTATCTGCTTCTTTAACAAATGATAGCGTTAATGTTACATCGCAAGGTTTTTACTATGGATTTAAAGCAGCAAGTAACACAGCATTAACTATATCAGAATTAATAAGTGGTGGCACTGGAATAACAAGGTTTACTGTAACAAATTCAAACGTTAGGAATAATTTTACTAAGGATATAACTAGTTTAACTAGCGACAAACTTATTAGCTTTGCTGGGTTTGCAATCAACTCAGTTGGAACAGGAAATGGAAATGTAAAAACTTTTACTACAGATGCGCCACCTCCTGTTAACAGAATAAGCGGCAATGAATACGTTATTGTACCTGGTATACAAGATCAGACTTCTGGCAATGCTACCGACGAACTTTCTCATAGACAAGTAGGATATGGAGGTTTTTTTAAATCTAGTGGTGATTGCTATTTAAATATAGCAGGCCCATCTAACGACGGCTTAAGGGCAAATGCAACTGTTACAACATCTTTGCACACTAGTCTTTCTGGGTTTTCGTCGTCTCCGTCTGGTTTAACTTTTGCAATAGCCAGTGGCTCCGCTACCGCTGTAGGGATAAAACAGGCATCTATATACGTAAGTAATTTTTCTGCTAATACAAGTTACCAAATAACTGTACCAGCTATAACCGGCATTCAAGCACAAACTATAAGAATAAATAAAGGGACTCCATCAGGCACCTATTTTACGTCGACACTAACTTTAAATTTAACAGGAGTGCACGTTGCTAATGCCCACATTAATTCTTATAAATATAACAAAGGCATAACTTTTGCGCCAACCGCAACATTTATATTAGGACCGGTTTTATCAGGCGAAAAGGCGCAGTGTATAATTCCTTTAAATAATGTAACCACTGAAATAACTTCAACTTCTGCTTCTGCTTTTGCAAGTTCATTTAATCCAGCAAATATTTCTGTAACAGTTACTGGAAAAACAGAAGGCGTTGATTTTGATTATTATGTTGAAGACACTTCTACAGCAATATTTGGGGCCGTACCTGGAATTATATTTGAGGGTACACCGTCTTTGTTGGGAAGTACACCTACCGTTAATATAACATATACTACATAATGGCAGAAATAATTTTATATCCCGCAAATGAAATAAACTCAAAAACTATTTTTGAAGTTCCCGCCGATATAACAATAGACGCAATACATAATAAATATCAGTTGTCTTTAAATTTTAACGAAGGAGACACTATTAATTCAGGTGCAAATATATATGTAGAAAATAATATATCTATTGAGGATTTAGAAATAATAAATGGAGTTAGACAATCTGACGGATTTGTTACAGTAGAATATACAGAAATATAAATATGGCAAGTAATATATTACAATTTGAACCAACACGTTTGATTACAGCAATTAACATAGTAGATGATATGTTATTTTATTCAGATGGTGTTACAGAGCCTAAAAAAATTAATATAAAAAAATTTAGAGGAAATGCTACAACTGGAGAGTTTGCAAATGTAAAAGTTGATCATTCTTCTGGAACAACTCATATATATGGCAGACCTTTTGAAGAAAGAGATATAACAGTAATAAAAGATCACGCAGGCATCTCTGATAATAAACTTTCTACAACAACTATAACAGAAAATTTTGGTATAGGAAGGGACGATTTAACTGTTAATGAAGTAACAGTAAAAAAACTAGAAATAGCTGATGGAGAAAGCTCTATAAAACAAGAAAATCCGGCTAAGGGAAAAGTTGAATTAGATTTTAATTCTACATCAATAGATTTAGTTGAAATGGAAGCAAAAGCTATTTTTGGCGGAGGATCTTTAATAGACGGAGGATTTATATATTCTCAAACCGACAGTACTATAGAGGATTTAATAAAAAATCAAGGTACTACTTCTACAAAAGTTACAGGTGACTATGAAATAGACGGCGGCAGTGCTACCTCTATATTTAGAATAGAAGGCATTGATACAAATTCTCCGGACTATGATTCTTCATTATCAACAGGAAAACTTTGTGCTGTTGCTTTTATAAAGCTAAGAGGTCAAGATGAAATAATTTATAGCCCTGTACAAACAATAAATGTATATAATCAGGTTGCTTCTTCAACAGCACCTACGGGCTTAGTTACTCAGCCGGAAAAAAAAATAAATCAAACAGATTATGAATTTTCAGCTAAGTATTTAAGTAATGGAGGCACACCTATAACTAGAGCGGGGTTTTACGTAGCTGAAGGGAGATTAAATGATAATGATCCAGCTCCTACTGTACAGGAAATAATTAATAATGGGCATAATTTTCCTGCGGAGCATAGGGACCCAAATGAAATATATATTACAAAAGCACCTAAGCCAAATCATTTTTATTATTATGTTCCTTATATTGAAAATAAAAATGGCATTATCTATGGTGACGCTTTAACGACTTCTAGCCAAGCAATAAAAAAGTTTAAGTCACAAACAACATTACCCCCCACTGTTTATACTACTTCGGTAATTGATGCGGCCAATGCTAATACCCTTATAATTTCTGGTCATACTTATGGCAATATTAGAAATAGAAAAATGCTCCACCCAAAAATGCAAGTTACAGAGGTTGGCTTTTATTTTAGAAATTCGCCAGATTTTACAAGACAACAGGACGTTATTAAAGGTCCTTTTTCTGGCAGCCCATTAAAAAATACTTCAGGAACATTTAAAGTTCCCGTAACAGGTTATGATTTTGAACAAGGAGGGCCATTTAATTTAGATATTGCTAGTTTTTTACCAGGCAATTTAGCGCAAGGAGAACAAGTTGCATATGTTGCTTATATAAAACATACTGGTTTTGCAGGAACTAATGAAAAAGCAGGCGGAGTGAATTATTTTAAGGTTCCGGTAAATACAGTTGATAATCCTGTACTTGCAATAACTAGCTCTACATGGGATACAAAAGCTAACTCAACTTCTAACGCAGGCGCTAAAGATATAGAGGTTAAATATGAATTAGATCTTATTAAGTTTGATGATACAAAAACATTAGAAGATGTAGGTATCATAGTTTCAAAGCCTTTAACTGCGCAAGAAATAGCAAATAGTAAAGATGGAAAATGGGATACAGTTGAGGAAGTTATAAATTCTTCTAATTCAACTAGTATACAGCTTTCTAAAAGCGAACTTACATTTTCACCTCACGCGGGCAGTAATAATAAAGGTAGATATACAACCACAAACCCTGTAGAAATACCTGGACTAACGCATAATGAATTTAATTATTTATCTAATAATAATATAAAACCTTTAGGTGAGAATTGGGCTGCTGTTGGTTATGTAGTAGTGGACGGCAAAACACATTATACAGATGTATTTAATATAGATTCTGATGCTTCAAACACTAAAGTAAAAGATAAAGTAACTAAAAATATTATAGGAGCACCGTTAGTTTTAAATAAAAATTCGTTAGAGCAGAGCACTACAAATATTACAAGCAGCGGCGTTACTCTAAATGCAAGTATTAATAACACGGGGAAAGATATATCTGAAATAGGATTTTATGTAAGTACAGTTAAACCTCCAGCAGCTGCAGTTGGTGGTGCAGCTCTTAGCGTTCCAAGATCTTTAGCGGATTCAAGAAATCCCGATTTAGATGCGTGGATAGCTGGCGCAACAAAACATGCTTCTACAGATGTAAATACAACTACCGCTAATAACCATATAAATCAGTCAACAAATGATTTTTTAGATTTTAAAGCGGTTATAACAGGATTAAATCCTAAGAGTAAATACTATTATGTACCTTATGTAAAACCTGTACAAACAACAAACGTGGGTGGTGATGTTTCTTATAACGGGTCTGAAACTTTTAATACCATAATTAATTCTAATCATTATGGTTCCTTACAAAGTTTTAATACTGCACAAAATACAACTAACTTTTTGCATCCTCCTATGATTTCTGTAAGAGATGTAGAATTAATATCAAAAATTGAAGCTAAAGTTGATATATTACTAACTTATAGAAGTGGGACAGCTGCTACAATAACAGATATTGGTATTTTTGTTAAAAAAGCTTCTTTGTTTCCGCAGCCATTTGCAAATCAATCAGGTAATGCCGCTACAATGGCAAGTGCTACTAATAGGATTAGAGTAGACTATGGTGATTTATTCGGCCCTGGAACTACTTTTGTAGCTAATCTTTCTAATAAAGATATTGGTGGCACAAGTAAGCAGTTTTATACAGTAAAAAATATAGAACAAGTAGACTATTATGCTTCTGCTTTTGTTGAATACAGTCATAATGGTACTTCTCATACTATTATTTCAGACTATAAATTAATAAATAATTCTATTAATGCTAACATTACAGTTCCTGAAATTATATATTTTGATATAATACCTCCAGACACTTCTGGATTTGTTTTAAATCCTGGAACTTCAAATGAAAGAGCTTCGGCAGGATCTAAAAATAGGCTTAAAGCGGAATTTTCATATGAAAGAAAGCCTATTCCACAAATAGTTGAATACGGTTTTTATTTTTTAGAAAACTCTAGTTTGTCAAAGCCTAGCTCACCAGACAATTTTTTAACTCAATATAATGATTCTAGTAACGCCTGGAATAAACATAATGTTAAAAATTATTCTCAATTATCCCCAGTCAGTAGAGATAGTTTAGGAAAAAGCGGCTCATATAGTAACTATTTGCCATTTTTTGAAAACTTTCCAAGCGCTGTTGTAGGAAAAAGATTTTATATAGTACCTTATTTTACATATAAATTTGATAATGTAGATCCTCTTAAAACGCAACTAGGGGATCAGGTACAGGAATTTTATATGGAAGATCCAACTCCTGTTGAATCTAAAATAGAGACTACTAATGATGCGATATATTGGAGTCCTCACGCTCCGCCAGGAGCACTAGCGGGCGTTTTTAAAAACGGCGTTTCTACATTTGCAAGTGCAGATTTAAAAAGACGCGCTGCTGCAGGTTTATATAGGCCACCTTATGTTCAAATAAACATAAATTCTAATGTTGAATGGCAGTATGTTTCTGGAGCATACAACGATAATTCTTTGTCAAGAGGATTTTCTTCTAATTTAACAGAAAATCAAAACACAATTCTTGGTGGAAGATACAGCGGAGGAACACTGTCTGATGGTGGAGGAGCTGTTTCACAATATGGAGGAAGTGGTCCCGATGGTGCTACTATAGTTAGATCTGGTAATGCGTTAAGAATATACCCACCTAAACCTAGTTATAATAAAATAACTGGCGCGGCTGAATGGCCGGGAGGTTTCATAAACGATCAATTACCTTGGAATGGTTCAGAAATGCATATAAAAGGAGGATATAACATTTATATTTTTCCTGCTTCTTTAGATTTAAAAAAGTTTAGTGTGTCTACTAATCCTAGAAATTATAAAAATATTCCAACTAACTATTACCTTAAAGGCGGCTGGTTATTGCAAAACGCACAAGAAACAATTGAGGTTAGGTATGATACATCAGGTATTTTAAGTTATCCTAGTATATAATTAATAAAAAATATGGCAGAAAAACAAAAGCCTTTTGAAAAAATATTTCCTTACATTAGCTATAGATACAAATATGATGATGGAGAGTTTTCACCATACGCACCATTTACAGAAGTACAATTTGTTTCAAAAAAACAAGACACAACTGTATTAAACGATAGGTACGAAAAAGGGTTTAATGTTTCTATGGTTAACGATTTAGAAAACATTGTAATCAACGACATTCCTAAGGGGCGTGAAGATGTTGTATCTATTGACATACTATATACAGAGTCTATTTCAAGCACGGTATATATACTAAAAACAGTAGAAATAGATCCTGCTGAAAGAGGTCAAGGCAGTTTAGACGGTATAATAATATCTAAAAGAGCATTTGGAGCAGCTCTTCCAGATACAGAGTTAACTAGACAGTTTGATTCTGTGCCAAGATCTGCTAAATCTCAAGAGTTTACTGCTAACAGAATAATGTATGGTAATTATTTATCTAAATATAATCAAAATAAAAACGATTTAGGTGGTAAAGGTTTTGAAATGGCTGTTAGCCTTTCGGGTCAGCTAGATCCAGTCTCAGGTCCTTCTGTTAAAACAAATAGAACCTATGATATTGGAGTATCTTATTTAGACAAGTATGGCAGGCAGGGTGGATTATTAACGCAAACTACAGGCAAAAATACAGATAACACTTCTTTAATAAAAACAGCTTTTTGTTATGAAAGCAGAATAAAATTAGCTGCACAAATTATTAGTGGTCCTCCAAAGTGGGCTAAATATTATAAATACTATATTAAAGATGTTTCAACCGATTTTTTTAATTTAACTGCGTTTAATACGTATTTAGATGGAGAGCCAGGCGATACAGAAACAGCTAATGTATATTTGCAATTTGATTCTAAAGATAGAAACAAATTAACAGAAGATTCTTTTTTAATGCCAAGAAGAGATGGTATGTCTGGCACAGACAACAGCGGTACTGTTGTAGAAGAACTTTCAAGGTTGCCTGTGTTAGACATTGAAAATGAAGCGCCTGATATTGTTAAGGCTCAAGTTATTGAAAGAACTGCAATTAAAAAGTTTGTGATTAAAGATGATTTTGCAAAATTTCAAAACGGTTACGGCCAAAATACAGCAAATTTTGCTGTTGGGGTTAACCCTGATCCTGCTCAAACTCAGCAAATATTTTTAGTTGAGCATGGGAGTAGTTTTACAACAAATTTAATTATTTCACAATTAAACGCATATATAACCTCTCAAGGAGGTTCTACTCTATTTGAGCCAAAAGCATTACCATTTACGCCTGGAAATACTAGTCATTATCAAACGGTTTCTATGACGGGCTTTTCTGAAAGATTAGCTTTACAACTTTTTCATAATGATCTTAAAGACTCTAATCAAAATAATATTAAAACTTCAAAAATATTAATTGACGAAATACAGCTTGGTGATAACGGAAATACTTCTAATCCTGAAAGAAATCTTTTAAGAATTACTTTGTCAAGCAGATTAAATGACGATAACGTAACAACAAATTTAAATGGCATAGACGTTGTGCCTCCACACCCTTTGAGTGGTACTAGTGCATGGGATATGGAGGCTCCGGGTATTGCTAGCATTTATTCTGATATAGATATTAAGTTTTTTAAATTAGGTTTATCTGAAGCAGGCCAAAAAAAATTAAAAGGTTCATTTTTCGTTAAAGTTCCTAGAAAAACAGATATTACTTCTTTTACAGAAATACCTATAAAGCAAACTGAATTAGATGAAGAAGGTAAAGTAGAAAAAATAAATTTTTTAGATTTTGAAACAGAACCAGGGGATGATTCAAATCTTAATTTATATTGGGAATCTTCAAAAATATTTTCTGTAAGTAATGATCACGGGCAATCAAACACAATACCATGGTCTAATTGTATAGCCACAATAGGCGGCACAAACAATAAAACTTATTTAGAATCTGTAAAAATACAAGATAAATTTAACTCTACATCTATGGTTAAAGGAATTAGGGTTAATACACCCGAAGCTAACTATAGTGAAGAACTTCGAAAAAACGGTTTAATATTTTCTGGATTATATAATTCTAGAACTGGTATAAATGAACTAAATAAGTTTAATTTAACAGATGGAATCACAAAAGATCTTGAGCCTAACTATGGCGGTATTCAAAAACTTTTTGCATTAGATACAAACTTATTAGCATTTTGTGAAGATAAAGTATTTAAAATACTAGCAGATAAAGATGCATTGTTTAATGCAGACGATGGCGTTAATGTAACTGCTACAAACTTAGTGTTAGGTCAAGCAATGGGCTTTGGTGGTAACTATGGAATTAGCACACATCCGGAATCTTTTGCATATTTTAATAATAATATATTCTTTACAGATGCGAAACGCGGTGCTGTAATGCAATTAACGCCTTCTAATGGACAATTATTCCCTATTAGTAGAAACGGCATGAGTAACTTTTTTAGAGACCGATTAGGAGCCTTAAACACTTCTAATAAAATTATAGGCATATACAATGGTTATAAGAAAATGTATATATTATCTATACAGGGATATAATCCTAGCCACGCATCTATAGGCACGGAAACAATACCTAATGAAACAACAGAAATTACAGCAGGTTATAGTTTAGCCTCACAAGGCTGGACATCAAGATATAGCTATATACCTGAAACAGGTGTAACTCTTAATAATAAATTTTATACTTTTAAAAATGGCAAAGCTTATTTGCATAATTCTAATACAGCTAATAGGAATAACTTTTATGGCACTGCACATAATTCAGAAGTACAAGTAATATTTAATGATAACCCTACAGTTATTTCAGACTGGCTATCTTTAAATTACGAAGGTGGAGAAGGTTGGGAAGCTGTAGAAATAATAGGCGATCAAGATGGAAC